AATGCGAAGGGTGAGATTCGTCTCAAGGTGAATCCGCAGACTGCTCTGTGGTGCCACAAGGGTCTCAGCACTGTGCAGCTCCAGACGGGTTCTTCCTTCCAAGAGGATCAAAAGAACCAATATCAACACATCACCACAGCGATCGGGTATTTTATTGACTATTGCTGGCCAATGGGACGCATCGAGACCAAGAATGGTCCGACTACTGGTATGTACTAATGAAACGATTCTACGTCTATGGATGGTACATGAGTGACGGAACTTGCTTCTATGTGGGCAAGGGAACCGGCGACAGGTATCGTGAGCGAAGCCGTCGCAACGAGTATTGGATCAACATCGTTGCGCAGGAAGAAGGTGAAGGCCGTTCTGTATCGGTTCGGATACTGCATGAACAGCTTACAGAAGCAGAAGCCCTATCCATTGAAGAAACCTTGATCAAACAATGGTCGCCTAAAGCGAACCTTACGCTAGGCGGGCAAGGGCCCACGGGTTATAGGCATACTGTAGAAGCCCTGCAAAGAACAGGGTCAGCTCAGAAAGCGTTATGGCAGGATCCTGAATACCGCGCGCACATGACTGAGGTTCATACGGGGCACGCCCACACAGACGAGACTAAAGCCAAGATCGGTGCTGCGCACAAAGGACAGAAGCGCCCTGAGGGCACTGGTGAGAAGATCGCTGCAACAAAGCGGGGCAAACCCAGGAGCGAAGCAACCAAAGCGAAGATTCGTGCGACGTTGTTGAGTAAGCGCGGATCTGTTACAGTTACGGGCACTTATTGACGGAGGCGCAAAATGGCACTTGATTCGGTTCATCCGAAGTATTCGGAATTCAAAGAGGATTGGGTCACCATGCGCGACCTCTACAAAGGTGAGCGCGCGGTAAAGGCGAAGGGTGAAACGTACCTGCCGCCGACCAAGGGCATGCGACTGGACGGCATGGATTCGGGCAAGCCTGGACGCGAGGCCTATGACGCCTACAAGCTCCGCGCGGTGTTCCACGACTACGTGAAAGAAGGTGTGGAAGCCTACATCGGCCTCATGTGGCAGAAGACCCCGACGATCGAGCTGCCTGCTACCATGGAAGCGCTCCGCGACAAGGCTACCGCCTACGGTGAGCCCCTGGAGCTGCTGTTGCGGCGCATTAACGAAGAGCAGCTTGTCACCGGGCGCCTGGGTCTGTTGCTTGACCTGCCCGTGAATCCTGATCCGACCAATCCGATGCCTTATATCGCCATGTACGTGGCTGAGTCCATTCGGAACTGGGACGACGGCGAGGCGGACGAGGGTGAAGCAAGGCTGAACCTTGTGGTCCTGGACGAAAGCGGCTTCCGTCGCAGCACTGACTTCGAATGGGTGTCGCAGACCAAGTATCGCATCCTCCAGCTCGGTGCGAAGGACGAGAACGAAGCTGAGGGCGCTGGTGCAGTGTATCAAGTTGGCGTTTTCACGAACAACGACGGCCAGTCTGCATCGTATGACGAGACGCAGATGCAGCCCCCGCAACTGCGCGGCGTGACGTTGGATAAGATCCCGTTCGTGTTCGTCAATACGAAGGACATCGTCAGCACGCCGGACGAACCTCCGCTCCTGGGCCTGGGCAGGCTTGCGCTTGCAGTGTATCGGGGCGAAGCGGACTACCGGCAGAACTTGTTCATGCAGGGTCAGGACACGCTGGTCGTCGTGGGCGGTGTCAAGAAAACCGATGCCGCTGAGGACGAAGGCACACCGCTCCGCACTGGTGCGGGCAGCATGATCGAAGTGGAGCAAGGCGGTGACGCGAAGTACATCGGCGTCAATTCACAAGGCCTGTCCGAGCAGCGCCAGGCACTTGAGAATGATCGCAAGCGTGCGGAGACTCGCTCTGGCCAGCTGATCAACTCCGGCGGTAACAACACCGAAAGCGGCTCCGCTCTGCAGACCCGTATCGGCGCACAGACTGCGACGCTGAACCAGATCGCGATGACTGGTGCGTCTGCACTGGAATCGCTCCTCAAGATGTGCGCTCAGTGGATGGGTGCCAACCCTGACGACGTGAAGGTCACCCCGAACCTCGAGTTCGCTGACTTCGAGATGTCCGGTAAGGATCTGGTCGATTTCATGACTGCGCGTACCATGGGCGCACCGCTGTCCAAGAAGTCCATCCATGCGATACTGGTGGATCGCGGTGTGACGAAGATGGACTTCGACGCCGAGATGGAAGAGATCGGGGAAGAGGACGCCAACGCACCGTCGGGCGGCGGTACGGGCGCAGGGGGCGACCCAGCGCTGGAGCCCGGTATGCAGGGGCAGCAGGGCCAGCAAGGTGGGCAGCAGCAACAGCAGCCCCCGCAAGGCGGCGCGGGAGCGTAACCCATGGCCAAGACAGCCAACGAGGAGCTCCTGGACGCACTGGTGCGTCATCAGATCTACATCCTGCGCTATAGCGGGTATGTCCGCAACCGCATGACCACGATTCTGAACGCCAGCGAGGATGAGTTGGCTCGTCGCATTCGTGACAAGCTGCGCACGATGCAGGGGCTAACGAAACCTGTCGAGTGGCAGCGTCTCGAAGCCTTGCAGGGTACGCTGGCCGCAATTCGGAAAGAGTCGTGGGACGAAGCAACCAAGTTCCTGACCGAGGAAATGGTTCAGCTGTCGTACCAGGAACCGATTCAGCTTGACGCCATCTTCAAGACGGTGCTGCCTGTAGCGGTCGAGACTGTTATGCCCAGCGCGCGGTTCCTGCGCCAGATCGCACTGTCACGCCCGTTCGAGGGTCGCATCCTCAAGGAGTGGGCAGACACGATGGCAGCGGACGACATTCGGCGCATCCATAGCTCTATCCAGGCGGGCATGGTAGCAGGCGAGGACATGGCGACCATCGCTCGACGTGTGGTCGGGACTGGTACGCTCAGAGGCGCTGACGGTGTAACGGAGATCACCCGTAGGCAGATCCAAACGATCACGCGGACTGCTGTGCAGCACATTGCCAACGGTGCGCGCGACGCATGGTTCGCTGACAATGCGGACATCCTTACCGCGGAACAGTTCGTGGCGACGCTGGACTCCAGGACGACGCCTATCTGTCGCAGCCTTGATGGAAAGACGTTCCCCGTGGGCAAGGGTCCGCGCCCGCCGTTGCATTTCAACTGCCGGTCCTTGCGTATCGCCGCGATTGATGGTACGCTCGCCGGTGACCGTCCTGCAAAGCCTACCACGGAAAAGATCCTGGTGAAGGAATACGCAGACAAGAACGGCCTGGGCGACATCAGCTCGCGTGACGCGCTGCCTCGCGGAACGAAAGGTGATTATGACAAGTGGGCGCGCGGAAGGGTGCGGGAACTGGTGGGGCCGATCCCCGCCTCGACCAGCTACCAGACGTGGCTCAAGGGTCAGTCTGTTGCGTTCCAGGACGAAGTGATGGGCGTAACGAAGGCGAAGCTGTTCCGCGACGGCGGATTGGAACTGGACAAGTTCGTTCATCGCAACGGAGACGAATTAACCCTTCGGGAGCTTGCACAGAAGCACGCTGACGCATTCCGTGCCGCTGGGCTGGACCCGAGCAAGTATTGATCACAATGGTGTGGTCAGCAACCCGCCACATGAGTGGCATTTGACTAGGAGATGGAGCATGGCTCTCAAAGCGATTCTTGATTCGATCGACGACCTTCCCGAAGACGTCAAGAAAGAGTATGTGGAGAAGAACGGTAAGTTCGAACTCCAGGTGGAAGGAATGAAGACCCAGGCGGATGTCGAACGTCTGCAGGGTGCGCTCACCAAGGAACGGAATGACCACAAGGCCGTCCGTGAGCGCCTCGGCTTGCTCGGCGATCGTAAGATCGAGGACGTGCTGGCGACCCTGGACCGCGTTCCGGAACTGGAAGCTGCGGCCGCAGGCAAGCTGGACGAGAACAAGCTCAACGAGCTGGTCGAAGGCCGTATCAAGACCCGTGTCGCTCCGATCGAGCGCGAGAAGGGTCAGCTGGCTCAGCGCGTGCAGGAGCTCTCCGGCGTCGTCGAGCAGTTCCAGTCCAAGGAAAAGACCCGTACCATCCACGACGCTGTCCGCGAAGCTGTGGGCAAGGCGCAGGGTTTCCAGTCCAGCGCAGTGGAAGACGCCCTTCTGTACGCCGAGCGCATGCTCGAAGTCAATGAAGAAGGCAAGGTCGTCACCCGTGACGGTGTGGGCGTGACTCCCGGTATCGATGCCACCGTGTGGCTCACCGAGATGCAGTCCAAGAAGACTCACTGGTGGGGCCCGTCGCAAGGCGGTGGCGCTGGTGGCAACCGTAACGGCGGCGGTGGCGGTGCAAACCCGTGGAGCGCTGATGGCTGGAACATGACGGAGCAGGGTCGGATCCTCAAGGAGAACCGTTCCCGTGCCGAGCAGCTGGCCAAGAGCGCTGGTACTACCATCGGGGGCCCGCGCCCGCAGCCCCGCAAATAATCAAACTCAGGGGCTTGCAAGCTAGACTGGCTCATGCTACATTGCGATCATTGTGGCATGAGCCATACTAACGATCGAACGCCAGGCCATGGGGTGCTGGATTCGAGTCTAGCAAACTTGATCCGAACCTTTTTAGGAGAATTCATATGGCTTCCGGTGTAACTCGTATCGCTGACGTCGTCGTTCCCGAGATCTTCTCGCCCTACGTCCAGCAAATGACCCAGGAAAAATCCCGCCTGATCCGTTCCGGCGCGATCGTCCTGGATGCCCAACTCAACAGCGCCCTCGCGGGTGGCGGTCTGACCTTCAACGAGCCGTCCTTCAAGGATCTGGACAACGACGCCGAAAACGTCTCGACCGATGATCCGGCGACCGACAGCACGCCCAACAAGATCGGCACCGCTACCGAGATCCAGGTCCGCCTGTCGCGGAACAACTCCTGGAGCTCCATGGACCTCTCCGGCGACCTCGCTGGTGCGGATCCGGTGCAAGCGATCGCCAACCGTGTGTCCGACTACTGGACCCGCCGCCAGCAGGCCGCATTTGTTGCGACCCTGAACGGTGTGTTCGCGGACAACGCCGCAGCGCCCACCGGCACCGAGCACGTCCAGAACGACATGACCCATGACGTTTCCGGCGCCAGCTTCGTGGATGGTGTGACGAACTTCAGCGCGGAGTCGTTCATCGACGCCACCGCTACCATGGGCGACAGCATGGAAGACCTCACGATGGTGATGGTGCATTCCATTGTCTATGCGCGCATGCTGAAGAACAACCTGATCGACTTCGTGTCGGACAGCGTCAATGGCAATGCGGTTCGCATCCCGACCTTCCTGGGCCGCGAAGTGATCGTCGATGACGGCGTGCCTCGCTCCAGCGGTGTGTTCAACACCTGGCTGTTCGGTCGCGGTGCTGTTCGCGGCGGCATGGGTTCGCCCAAGGTGCCGACGGAAGTCGATCGCAAGCCGAGCGCAGGTAACGGCGGCGGCCAGGACATCCTGTTCAACCGTACCGAGTGGATCATCCATCCGGTCGGCCACGCCTACGCTGGCACCCCGCCGAACGGCGGCCCGAGCAACGCCTCCACCACGAACAACCTGGCTCACGCCGATTCGTGGAAGCGTGTCTTCTCGGAGCGGAAGCAGATCCGGATCGCGCGTCTCATCACCCGCGAGTTCTAATCTGCACCGAAACAGGGGTCGCAAGACCCCTGTTTCGGATTTAACCCTCTAAAGGAGATGCGATCATGAAAGGCCTTCCTCGTTCTACCAGCCGCGGCTCCCCTGCCCGTCAAGACGTTGTCAAGCAGGTCGTGAAGCTGAACAAGCTCCCGATCACTGTCAATGGTGCGACCGGCGTGGGCTTCGGCACTGCTGTCCTGGGCGACCTGCCGGAAGGGAACATCCTGTTCCTCGGTGCGGTGTCGTACGTGCAGATCACCAAGGCGACCGCCGCTGGTGTGCAGGATACGTTCGACGGTGACTACAGCATCGGCAGCGCGCCCACCGCGGACGCGACGCTGAGCGGTTCCGAAGTGGATATCATTGCTTCGACCGCGCTGGGTGCAGCCACCGCTGGCGTGTCCCCGCGCGCACGCGGCACCAATGGCACGCAAGTGATCCTGGACAACACCGACGGATCCCTGGAACTCAACCTGAACCTGCTGATCGACGATGCCAACATCAGCGCCGACAGCCAGTCCCTGACTGCCAGCGGTGAGCTCCATATCGTCTATAGCGTTCTCGGCGACGACTAAGGGTAGCGGACGCCTGCATGTGGTCAGTATAATGTAGGCGTCCGTTTCTTAACCACAAACCGGAGAATGACTCATGACGAACAAGATTGTTGAAGCGCTGCTCAAGCTGGATGTCAAGAACGACAACCATTGGACGGCCGACGGTCTCCCGCGCCTGGATACCGTGAAGATGCTGGCATCCGACCAGACCCTGACCCGCGATTCTGTCGCTGCGGCGGCGCCTGGCTTTTCCCGTACTACTGCAACCGGCTACACCGCGCCCAGCGCCGAACAGCAGGCCCCGCAAGCACAAGGCCAAGAGGGTAGCGGCGAGCAGCAGCAAAGCGCGGCCCCTGCCGCCCCGCAAACGGCCCCGCAAGCCTCGCAGGCAACCGAATCCGACCAGCGAGCTGATGACCTCGATGCTGGGCAAGCCGAACAGCCCAAGATGGAAGGTTCCGCTGGCGTGGCAACCGATGACATCGCGGCGCTCGAAGCGGCGCTGGCCGAGCAAGAAGAGCTCGTGAGCAAGATTCGCGCATACAAAGTCGAAGTCGATAAGGCCTTCGAAGAAGCGCGTGCGAAGGAAGACGAGCTCCGCGTCAAGCTGGAAGAAGCGCGTCCGCAGCGCAGCACCGGCAACGACATCCAGGACTATCTGGCCGCTCAGCGCAAGAACCTGGAAGCCCGTGCTGCCCGTCAGCAGATGATCCGCGAAAGCGGCATCAACCTGAAGGAGCTGGCAAGCAACCTGAAGGCGCCGATCGACGCTGTTCGCGCACGTCGTAACACTCGCGGGGGCTAAGCAATGAAGCAGGCACAGGTGATCGCAAAGAACCGGAAAGAGCGTCAGAACCGTACAGCATTCGCGGCGCTGATCGATACTCCTGCCGTCGGAGCGGTCACCCTGCCTGCTGGTGCGCGCCTCGCACTCAAGAGCGTAGCCGGCGCAACTGCCGGAACTACCGCTGCAACCATCGCAGGAACCAGCAACCGAACGATCAAGACTCCCGCCCTTGCGGCAGGCGAATCCATGACGCTAGACTATGTCGAGCGCGCTGCTGTGGTCACTCCGGCAGCTGGCTTCGAAGTGCTGCTCGATACCGGCCTGGGTCGCTTCGCTAAGATCGGAGGTGCATGATGGCGTTCGTTGTTGAAGACGGTACTGCAAAGGCAGACGCCACTTCGTACGTCACTATCACGGAAGCTGACGGGTACTTTGCTGACCGCGGAATGACAGGCTGGACGGGTGCGGATGCTGTGAAGCAGTCCGCGCTGATCAAGGCCACAGATTACATCGAGGGGCGCTTCGGACAGCGCTTCATCGGTAGCAAGAAGACGACCACACAGGCGCTGGCATGGCCTCGCACTGGTGCAGCCGACTTCGCTGACACGGATATCCCTGTGAAGCTGCGCCGCGCGTGCTGCGAATACGCTTTGCGGGCACTGACCGCTGAACTGGCACCAGACCTCAAGGTCGATGCAAGCGGTCTCACCGTTGTCGCAACGAAAAAGAAGGTCGGCCCGATCGAGACGGAATTCGCTGTTCCGCAGAGCGGCCTAGGTGCCACCCCGATGCTGTTCCGCCCTTACCCTGCGGCGGATATGCTGTTGCGAGGGCTGGTTTATTCGGCAAGCCAGGTTATCAGGTGATCTATGGCTACCGACTACAATGAATTCGTCCAGCTGGCACAGGAACTGATCGCAGAGAACGGTCGTTCGGTCAAGCTCCAGAAACTGGACGCAACATCTTCCGATCCTTCCAAGCCCTGGAAAGGCCCTGGTGCGCCTACCGTGGCGGTGGAAAAGACCCTGCCCGCTGTGTTCGTGCCTGCGTCTGGTTCGGGCCTGGGGCGCGATATTGTCAAGGAAGAGCTTCTGGACCGTGTTGAGCAGGTCGCACTCGTTGCGCCTACAGACGTGTCGCTGGAAGGCTTCCACGCGATTTTTGACGACGGTGTTCGCTGGAACATCGATTGGGCGCAAGCACTCAAGCCTGGCCCGCTGGTCGTCCTGTATGTATTCGGGGTGAAGCGATGACATTCGATGAAGCACGCGATATCATCCTCGGGTTTTTCAAGGCGGCATGGGATCCGACGGGGTTCCCTGCCGTTTGGACTGATGTGCCAGGCAGTGCTCCCACTAGCGAGACAGTGTGGGCTCGTGCTACAATCCGGCACGCAACTGGTCGTCAAGCATCGTTATCCGACGATCAAGGTGCGAAGCGCTGGTCGCGCACTGGAACAGTCTATATCCAAGTGTTCGCCCCCGTGGGAGATGGCTCCAAGGCCGGATACGATGCAGCCCAGCTCGTGGTGGATGCTTTCCAGGCCGCCCGACATCCGAATGTCTGGTTCCGAGACGTGCGGGTGAATGAAGCTGGGACGAGTGGGGCGTTTGAGCAATTGAACGTCCTGGCAACCTTCTCTTATGACGACGTGAGGTGATCACATGGCAAACAAGATCGATTCGAACGTAACCGGCCTCCGGTTCGCCGAAGAGGCTTCTCTCAAAACCCTTCCCGGTTCGCCGGTCTGGTATCCTCTGGAACCGAACTCCTATGCGGACTTCGGCGGCCAGATCGCTACCGTGGCCCGCAACCCCATCAACCCGTCGCGCCAGCGCAAGAAGGGCGTGACGACTGACCTGGACGCCTCCGGCGGTTTCAACCAGGATCTGACCTTCAACAACACGACCCGCCTGCTGCAAGGCTTCTTCTTTGCGGACATCCGTGAGAAGAAAACCACTGCACCCATGAACACGGCTGCAACGCCGATCACTGGTGTCACCGGCGCGTCCAAGACCTACGCTGCCGCAGCAGGGCTGACCGGCTTCCTGGCCAACCAGCTGATCATGGCGTCGGGCTTCGGTGTCACCGCCAACAACGGCCTGAAGAGCGTCGCCAGCGCGAGCACTGCGACCGCTGTGGTCATCAACGAGGTGATCTCCGACGAAGCGTCCCCGCCTGCTGCTGCCAAGCTCGAGACTGTGGGCTACCAGTTCCCAAGCGCGACCGTCGATATCACCATGAATGGTTCGCTGGTGCGTCTCAACCGTGCAAGCGGTACGCTCGATTTCACCACGCTGGGCCTCATCGCTGGTGAATGGGTGTTCCTGGGCGGCGATGCGGTCGGTACGCAATTCACGAACAACCGCGGATTCGCGCGGGTAAGCGTGATCAATGCGTCGTACCTCGAGTTCGACAAGGTGTCCTGGACCCCGCAAGCGGAAGTCGGCACGGGTAAGACCATCCGCATCTTCTTCGGTTCGGTACTGAAGAACGAAAGCGATCCGACCTTGATCAAGCGTCGTACCTATCAGGTGGAACGCACGCTGGGCGCGGACGCCAACGGCACGATGTCCGAGTACCTCGTGGGCGCTGTACCGAACGAGCTGACGCTCAACATCGCGCAGGCCGACAAGGTCACCATGGACATGACGTTCGTGGCGGTCGATAACGAACAGCGCACCGGCGCAACTGGTGTCAAGTCCGGCACCCGCCCGACGCTGGTTCCGGGTTCCGCGTTCAACACCTCCAGCGACTTCAGCCGTATCAAGTTGGCGCTGGCCAGCAGCACTGACGCCGCTCCGACTCCGCTGTTCGCCTTTGCGACCGAAATGTCGCTGTCGGTGAATAACAACGTGAGCCCGAACAAGGCGATCGGCGTGCTGGGCGCATTCGACACCAGCGCAGGCACCTTCGAGGTGGGCGGCAGTACGACGGCCTACTTCGCGGATGTCACCGCTGTGCAGGCTGTGCGCAATAACAGCGACGTGACGGTCGATATCGTCATGCTGAAGAAGAACCTCGCGCTGCTGTGGGATATCCCGCTGCTGTCGCTGGG